AAAAGTGGCTGTTGGGACCGAGACGGAGAATGGTAGGGGTGGGTACTTCCGTCAAGCAACAAATGTTGATGGTAGAGGTAAACCAAATTATTTTATAACTGATTTTCCATTAACAGATGTTAGAAATTAATGAGCAGAGCTATAACGATACAATCAAACTTTACAACGGGTGAGATAGATCCATTACTAAAATCTCGTATAGATATTAATCAATATTATAATGCATTAGAACAAGCTAGAAATGTTTTGATCCAACCACAAGGTGGAGCTGAGAGACGACCTGGTTTACAATTTATTAATGAGATACCAAGTGCTGCATCACCTGGAGACGGATTTAAATTAGTACCTTTTGAATATTCAACTACACAAAGTTATATGTTGTTATTTACGAATAACAGAATGTATGTTTACAAAGATAAAGAATTAGTAACAAACATTAATGGATCTGGTAATGATTATTTAACAACTACTATTGCAGCAGCTAGATTAGCTAATATGGATTTTGCACAGTCAGCAGATACTTTGATTGTTGTAGAAGAGGACATGGCTCCAAAAGAAATTGTTAGAGGTGCAAGTCACAGCTCTTGGACAATATCAGATATAACATTTGATCATACACCACAATATGCTTTTACTATTTCTACAACATCTGGAACATCAACTTTAACTCCTTCTGCTGTAGATGGTAATATAACACTTACAACTGGATCTGCTTTTTTTACAACTGGTTCAAGTCAAGTTGGTCAGTATGTAGAGGCTAATGATGGATTAGGTAGAGCAAGAATAACTAATGTAACTTCTACTACTGTTGTAGAGGCTATAGTTGAAATACCTTTTTTTAATACAAATGCTATTGCAAGTGGTTCATGGTTTTTAGAAACTGGGTATGAAGATGCTTGGTCCTCAACAAAAGGTTATCCTAGATCAGTAACTTTCCATGAAGGCAGATTATATTTTGGTGGATCTAAGTCTAGACCTAATACAATCTTTGCATCTAGAGTAGCAAGATTTTTTGATTTTAATCCAGGCGAAGGATTGGATGACGATGCTATTGAGGCTACGATAGCAACAGATAGTACAAATGCTATTACAGCTTTATTCTCTGGTAGAGACTTACAGATCTTTACAAAAGGTGCAGAATATTTTTTACGACAGTCTACACTAGATCCTATTACTCCATCTAATGTTGTAATCAATGGTGCAACAAGAAGAGGATCTAAAGAAGGTATAAAACCAGTTGGTGCTGAAAGTGGAACTTTATTTATACAAAGAGCTGGTAAGGCATTAAGAGAATTTTTATTTAGTGATGTAGAGTTATCATACATATCAAACAATATTTCATTGTTATCTTCTCACTTGCTCAAGTCCCCTAAGTCAATGGCATTGCGAAAAGCAACATCAACGACTGATGGGGACTTATTGTTATTAGTGAATGATACAGACGGGTCCTTAGTTACTTATTCTATTTTAAGAGGACAAAATGTTATTGCTCCAAGTTTAAATACAACAGATGGAACATTTGAAGGTGTAGCTGTAGATGTAGATCAAATCTATGTTGTAGTAAAAAGAACTATTAATAGTGCTACAAAATATTATGTAGAAGTTTTAAATGATGACAACACAACAGATTGTGCAAAGTTATTATCTGGTGCAAGTAAACCATCAACAACTACTGTAACTGGATTAAGTCATCTTCAAGGCAAGACTGTTAAGGTTATAGCTGATGATGCTATGCAATCAGATAAAACAGTTAATGCATCTGGTGAAATTACATTAGACGCAGTACCTACAACTTATGTTGAGATAGGATTAAATTATACACCTAGTGTAAAAACCTTACCGGTAGAATTAAAATTACCTAGTGGTAATATTATGGCTCAAAGGAAAAGAATTGTAGAGGCTACAGCTAATTTATATCTCTCGCAAAATTTAACATTAAATGGTAATGATTTCTTATTTACAGCCGGTGATTTTTTTACTGGAAAAAAAAGAAGGAAACCAATGTTAGGATATGATAAAGAAGGACAGATGACATTTTCCCAGTCTCAACCTTTATTTTTTACATTATTGGGAATAGAATTTAAAGTGAGTGTAGGACAGTAATATGGCAAATCCATTTGTATACATAGCAGTTATAGCATCAATGGGAAAAGCATACGCAACTTATCAAGCTGGTATGGCCCAAAAAGCATATTATGATGGCAAGGCTGATTTTGCTAAACTTCAATATAAAGAAAAACAAATTGAGGCTAAAGAGGCTGGAGTAGAGGCATTAAAAGAAACTAACAAAGCATTGTCTACAATTATAGCTAAAGCTGCTGCTGGAGGAACTTTACCAGAAGAAGGATCTAATCTTGTTGCACAAACAATGTCAATTAGAGAAGGTGCAGAAGATTTTCAAATGGCAAAACTTAATGAAGAGATTATTCAAAATTTAGGATTGATAGAATTTAAAAACTTAAAACAAGCTGGTAAGATAGCTAAACAAGCTGGTATTATGAGTGCTATATTTGGTTTAGGTACAGACATAGGACAGATAGGTATGAAAACTTATACTCCTCCTAAAGATACAAACAAAAAGGATTTAGCATAATGGGAGTAAGAAAACAATTTCCTGGAGGAATGGTAAAAGGTGTTAGTATACCTGGACAAAGTTTTTCTAACTTTCAACAAGCATCATCTAGTTTCAATACATTAGCAAGTAAATTAGATCGTATGGTTAACTTTGCTGTTAGTGAAGGTGAGAAAGTTGCTGTTGCTCAAGGTGCTGAGTATGCTGCTGCTAATCCTATATCGGTCCAACAATATTATGATGCTAATCCAGAAGAAAGAGAAAAAATGGTGGGAGGTGATAAGTACACTTCTTACGGCAAAGCATTAAGAGCAGCACAGATAAATTTTCTAGCTACAGACTTAGCAATCAAAGCTGAGAAAGATATGGTTAAATTAAAAACTATAGCTGTTGGTTCTAATATGGATGTTGAAATGTATGAGGCTGGTTTAGATGGAATTGTAAAAGGATATACAGATGCAATGGCTGATACTGATGCAGAGGCAGCAATATCTGTAAAAGCTAAAATAGCATCTTCAGCTAATACTTATTATACATCTTACCTTGATGATAAAATCAAAGATTACAAATCACAACAAAAATTAAATGCTATTGAGTATGGAGAAACTAAAATAGCTCAAATATCAGATGAACTAAAAGCTGGTGTTGAAAGATCATTGTTATTAGATACCGGTGAAGATTATGAAGAATTTGATATTGATAAACATTTTGCAATTAAGAAAGAACAATATCTTGCAGAACTAAAAAAGAAAGATCCAGGCAAAGAATATATAAAAGGATGGATTGCTAGATGGGATGCTGAAGTTATACAAGAAAAGAAAAATTATATGTATAGCAAATATGTTAATACAGATGAAAACTTGTCAAGCACAATAAAAGCAAGAGCAATATATAAGGAAGTACAAAATGGTAATTTTGAAGGTAACAAAGAATTACAAAAAATATTTAATAGCTTAGACGATGAAGAGAAAAAAGATTTTGTAAATCAAGTTAGAGATTGGAGAAACAATTTAATTGACGATAAAAAAATAGAACAAGAAGATGATGAAAGAGATTTAACACAAACTAAATCTACTTTTATGAAACAATATTTAGAGTATGAAGAAAATAATGATGTAGCCGGTGCTAAAAAATTAATTAAAGATGCTTATGCTATTGATGAAAAGTTAGGTAATGAATTAAAAGTATTATTTAATACAGAAAAAGAAGAAGGTAAATTCTTTAATCAAGAAACAAAAGACGATTTATATTTTGATTATTTGCAAAATAAACTTAGCCAACAAGAAGTTTTTGATGCAGCTAAAGAAGGATTAATATCTAGAGAAACAGCATTAGATTTAACTAGCAGATTAGCTACAAAAAATAGTGCTATTTATACAAAAGCAGATTTAGAACTTAGAAGATTATTAGGTGTACCAGAACCAGAGGCAATAAATTCTTCTATATTAAAATCTAAAAAATACAGAGAGTATATTAGAGCATCTGGTGAGCTTATAAAATATTATAATAAAAATTCTATGAACCAAAGTTTAACTGGTGAAACTTTATTACAATATGCTCAAGGTTTAGTTACTACACAAAAAACAACTGATATAGAAAAAGAAGAATTTAAAAATAATGCATTAGAAATTATTGGTACTTCTCCACAAGGATTTAATCTTGATAGCTCAGACTGGGAAAATTATTTTAGAAATTTTTATAATAAAAATTATACATCTGCTAGTTATGATTTCTTTGATTTTAATGATAAAGGAAAATTAGATTTATTAATTAAAGAATTAAAAGAACTTAAATTAATGAAACCAGGTACAAGATATAAACCTGGAACTGTTCCACCAAGTCAATTAGAAGTTGGATCTGGTGTTCCATTAGTAGGTACAGATAAATTTGAAAGACCTAATGGTATAACAGATGATCAATTAGATATATTAATAACTAGATTGGAAGATTTAAAATAATGAATGATTTAGAAAAAGCATACATTAATTATTTAGATAGCTTAGAAGTTGATAGTGTACTTACAAAGGATGGTTACACTATAAATAAAAAAGGTTATGAAATATTTGGTGTTAATCTAGAAGAGGCTGAGAAGGGTGCAGAAAAAGTATCTGAGGTTATGTCAGATATAGGGACCGGTGCAAAAAGAGGTCTTGCTAAATTAACAGAAGGTACTGGTTCTCTTGCATTAGCTGGATTAGAAAAATTAAATTTAATATCAGACGGATCTGTACAAAAATTTGGTGAGTTTTTTGCTAAAGAAGTTTACCCAAGATTAGGAGAGACTGAAGGATTAGCTGGAGATTTAACAGAAGGAGTTACTCAATTTCTTGCTCCAGGGGTTGGATATTATAGATTATTTAACACAATAATGAAAGTGCCTAAAACTGCCAGTACAATAAGAAAATTTTTAAATGGTTTAGGAAAAGTTACAGCAGCAGAGGCAGCAGCAGTTGGTACAGCTCAAGTAGCTGGTGATCCAAACTTTGCTGGTTTTTTAGTAGATCTTTTAAAAATTGATATACAAAAAGCAGATGAAATTACAAAAGGTTTCTCAACATATTTAATTACACCGGAAACATCTAAAAATGCTGATGCAGTATTACAAGATAAATTAAAAGCTATTGTAGCTGATACTCCAGTAGCTTGGGCAGTAGATGGTTTATTTTCTTTTGCAAAAATATTAAAAGCTATAAAAGGTGATCCTAAAATAGAAGAAGAAGTATTTGATATTAATAATCCACCTCCAGGTGTTATTGAAGAACCAATGCCACAAAGAGGAGATCCAGATTTTGAAGAACCAGTCATAGATCCTAACGCAGATATTAAGCAAGAATTAAACGATGATATAACTGCACAACTAAAAATGGATGATGTATCTAGTTTATTTAATACAATTACTAAAAACCCAGAAGGATTTTCTGTTACAATAAATGGCAAAACTCCGGCAGATTTAGGGTATGAAGGTGGCTATATGGTAGCACCTTTGAAACAAACTGAAATAGTATTTGATAGTAAAACATTTAGTAATGCAGATGTTGAAAAACTATTAGATAATGTAGAGGCTTTAGAAAAAACATTAGATGGTAGATATGCTGAAGTTTATGCTGGTGGATGGTTAGAAAATGGTAAATATTATCTAGATGCATCTGTTAGAATTGACAACCTAGATGATGCTCTGTATATTGCCCAGAGTGGAAATCAATTAGGAATATTTGACTTAAAGGAGTTTAAAACCATTGACACAAAAGAAGGCATCGAACAGCTCAAACAAACTGGATCTTATAGCTCTACCAAAGACAGCAAACAGAGAGCAGAGACGAAAGCTATTGGTGAAGGCTTTGAAAAAGCAAGGATGGAAACTGAGGGAGGATCCGAATGATACCAAAGGACAACCTTCTCAACAAGGATAATAAATTAGAAGATAAAGATTTAACTTTCTTAGAAGAAGTTTTACCAGAACAAAAACCTCTAGTACCAGATACATCTGAAGATAAATCTATTGAAACTGTAGAAAGTGAAAAAGAATATATTGAACCTCAAGAACAAGAGGAAATTCTTTTAGCTGGAATATTTCCTAAAAATTTTAAAATTAAAAAGAAAACTCTTACAGACAAGAGTGCAGATGATTTGACTAATAAAGAATTAGGAGATCAACAACAAGAACAGTTAAAAACAAAAACAGAAGGTGAAACTTTTGTATTTGAACAAGGAACTGGTAAAGCAATATTTTCTGATTTTTCAGATGATCAAATGCTTAGTATTGAAAAATCATTACAAAAATTTGGTTTAGGTGATTTAGATCCAACAAAAAAAAGATCTTTAAAATTTATATTTGATGAGCTTGATGCAGATATAAAAGGAAATAAACTTTTAGATGCAAATAAATTTTCAGATTTAGTTACAAAATTTCTTCCTAAATCAAACACAACTACAATTAAAGACATAATGGAAGAGGCATCTAATCTTAATAGATCTGATGTTTATATGAAACTTTTAAAGTTAAAAGAAGGTCAAACTGTTGACATACCTACAATGGTTCGAGGTGTTATGGAGGCAAAACTCTTATATCTTAAATTAAGAGATATAGGGTTAAGAGCAGCAGAAGGTAAATTTACAGAATTAGATAAACAACAATTTTATCAACTGTATAGATTGTGGGGTTCTTTATACGCAAAAACAGCCGGAGACATTAGTGCTAGAGCATCTGGAATGAGAGTAATTCAGTCTATTGATAAACCTACAAAAGAAGGTGCAGAAGATATTATGAAATTATTAGAAGATGAAATGGGAGCAGATTTTTCAGATGAAGGTTTCCAAAGATTTACTCAAGCATTTGTTGAGTTGAAACCATTTCAAGCTGGTAAAATGGTTAAAGATAGTTATGGTAAAAAACTTAGAGATGCTTGGGCTGAAGTTTGGGTTAACTCAATGTTATCTTCTCCAATAACTCATGCTGTCAATGTTGTAGGTAATACTACATTTAACACATTAAGAATAGCTGAATATGCTATTGCTGCTGGTATTAATAAAGTACCAGGTATGAGTGGTCCAGATGGTGTAGCTTTTTCTGAAGTTATGCAAATGATTAGATCAATGAAAACTGGAACAAGATTAGGTTTTGAAAATATGACAAAAGCTATAAAAAGTGGAGGTCAAGCTCAAACAACAAAATTAGATTTAAGAAAAACAAATGCTTTTGGTAAACGATTATTACCAGAAGGTATGCAAAATAATTTTTTTGGTAAATCTTTAGAATTTATGGGTTCTATGTACAGACTACCTGGTACTGCATTGGTAGCAGAAGATGAATTTATGAAGGGTATTTTGTACAGAATGGAATTAGAAAGAATAGGACAAGTAAAATATAATGAACATTTAAAATTAAATCCTAATGATGTTAATGGTGCTGAAAAAATATTTTTAGATACAGTTAACAATCCTAATAATGCTACAGTTAAAGAGGCTGAACAATTTGCATTAGAAGGTACATTTCAACAAGAATTGCCAGATGGTGTTTTAAAGAAATTTCAATCTACATTTAATATTCCAGAAATGAAATTATTTGTTCCATTTTACAAAACAATTACAAACATATTTTTAGAAAGCAGTAAAAGAAATCCAGTTTTAATGGCTCCTTTTATTGTTGGTAATCCTAAATTAAAAGCAGACTTTTTAGGTAAAAATGGAAAAAGAGCACAACAATTAATGTTAGCTAAGTTATCTACTGGTACTTCTTTAATGATAGGTTTTGGTATGTATGCTTATGGTGTTAACCAAAATAGTAGTGATTTTATGATAACGGGTATGGCTCCATTTAATAAAACAGAAAGAGAAATGTTTTACAGAGAAGGATTACAACCATACTCATTATGTGAAAAAAAAGGTAACACTTTTAAATGTACATCGTATTCAAGATTTGACCCAGTATCGTCTTTGTTAGCTATCTCTGCTGATTTTGCATATTTATCAAGTAGGCCAGATCAATATGGTAGAGTAGGTTATGGAAATGAAATGGCTAATTTAGCTGCTGCTGCTATAGGATCTATATTTCCATACTTAACACAACAACCATTTTTAACTGGGTTACAAGAATTATCAAGAGTGTTTCAACCAGGTGCATTTGATCCAGCAAATGTTGGTGGTTCAGCTTTTTCATTTTTAACAGAAAAAGTTTCTGAAGGTGCATTAGCTTTAGTACCAGGAAACTTAGGAAGTTTTGGTAGATATTTACAAAGGATGCAAGATAACACAATTTATCAAACAGATATTACTATGTCTCAAGAAGGAGATTTAAGAAACTCTGATTGGTATCAAATGTTTTTTGGTGATGATAATGAAACTATACCTTTACCAATTAGAAAGTTTTATAAATCTTATAATGGTATGATGTTGCAAAGCCCATTCTTTAATGAAAAATTAAGACCTAAATTAAACTTTTGGGGTGAACCAATTAAAGGACCAGAACAAGGTTACTTATCACCTATTAGAGTTAAAAATTCTAAATACAAAAAAGTAGATGAAATGTTAGTTAAGTTAGGTTTTGGTATTGCAATGCCTAGAGCATATATATCTGGAATACCATTAAACCAAGATGAATATTATCAATACATAAAATTAATGAATAAAAACAATGAAATGTTAGATGAATTAAATACATTAGTTTTAGATCCAGAATTTTTTACTACATCTATATTAGAACCAGATACTGCTTTAAACGACATACAAAGTGTTGTAGAAGGATTTAGACAAGAGGCACAAGAATTATTTTTATCAGATCCTAAGAATAAAAATTTCTTAGCAAGAAAAACAAAGATTGATAATATGAAAAATGAAAGAGTTAAAAAGAGGTTACAAAATAATTAATGGCTACATTTAATATCAATGAAGTTGCAAGAAGAGCTCAGTACACATCTACTGGCCAAGATGGTCCTTATGCTTTTAACTTCCAGGTCAATGCTGCATCTGAATTACAAATTTACAGAAATGATGACTTGCAAACAGATAGTACACACTACAATGCAACAGTAGGTGCAGACGGAACCGGATCTATAACTTTTATTGATGATAGTGGATCTGGTGGAACAGACCATACTCCAGTCAATGGAGATCTAATTACTATTATTGGTGATCAACCATTATCTAGAACAACAGTATTCCAAGTAGGTCAAACAAATAATCCTACTACATTAGAAACAGAGTTTGACAATGTTGTAATAAGACAACAACAGTTAAAAGAAATGATGGATAGATCCATCCAGCTAAAACCTTCTACACCTAGAACAGTAACTGGATCTGGTACATCGGGTCCTTTATTCTTTCCGTATGATGCAACAGTAGCTAATAATAAAAATAAACTTCTTGCATTTGATAATAATGGTACAGCTCTTGTAGCTACTTCAGAGATTGGATCTTTCAAAGGTGATTGGTCAGCAAGTACAAGTTACCAACAAAGAGACATTGTAAAAGATACAAGTACAAATAATATATTCATTGCTAATACAGATCACACATCATCTGGATCTGAACCATTAACTACAAATACAGATAGTGCAAAATGGGATCTATTAGTAGATGCTGCATCAGCGACATCATCGGCTACGGCAGCAGCCAACTCAGCAACAGCAGCAGCTAACTCAGCTACGGCATCTGCCACATCAGCAACACAAAGTGCAAACTCAGCCACAGCTAGTGAAACATCTAGACAAGCGAGTGAGACAGCACAAAGTGCAGCAGAGGCTGCCCAGGCAGCAGCAGAATTAGCAGCAGATAATTTTGATGATACTTACTTAGGAGCTAAAGCATCGGACCCTACGACTGATAACGATGGTGCAGCTCTAGCTGTAGGTATGCTTTATTTTAATACGGGCTCGAATAATCTTCGTGTCTACAACGGAACAATATGGGAGGATGCAGCAGTAAGCACGAATGGTTTCGCACAAAATGGTTTTGCGATTGCCATGGCAGTTGCCTTATAGTATAGATAATTATGGCTCAGAATTTTAGAAATCAAAAAACAAGTACAGCAATAGGCACAGCCTATACTGATATATTAACTCAAGTTAACTCATTTGATACAGTTGTTGGATTACGATTAATTAATGTAACTGGATCAAGTATCAATGTACATTGTGCTATTGAGGCTGGTGGTAATGATACTGAGTTAGCTGTGAATATGCCTATACCGGCTGGATCTTCATTAGAATTAATTGATGGTGGTGCTAAACTAATCTTAGTATCTGGAGACAAAATAAAAGCTAAGAGTGATACGGCATCATCACTAAAAGCAATAGTTTCATTTATAGATGATATAAGTCAATAGGAGGTAAAATGGGATACATTGGCAATCAAACTTTTACTGGTGTTATCACAAGCTCAGACAGTATTGATGCTGGAGTTATTGAAGTATCAGATCTATCTTCAACAGCTCAAGATCAATTAGGTAAAATAGATTTATATGGTTTTAAAAAGACAGATGGTACTGGATCACAGAAAGAAGATCTAATCCTTACTTATGGTAATGGTACAGATAATATAGATGTTGCAGATAATGACACTACACAAACAGATAAGTTTGATGAAAGTTTCTTTGCAAAAAAAGGTTTATCATTTTCAGTAAATAGTGATGGAGAGTTGGAGGTTACAATCTAATGCCATTGACTAGACTTACATCACAAGCAGCAGAGGATTTAGTATTAGGTGGAGAAGTAGCATCAACTGATAATGCATATAAAAACTATGACCAGGTTACAGCTAATAACACTATTACTATTGCAGCTAACAAAAACTATTTTTTAAAAGGTCCTATCACAGTAGCTAGTGGAGTTACCTGGACAATTAGTGGAGGGACTTTAACAGTTATATAATATGCCATACATAGGTCGAGGTTTACAAACTGGTGAATACAAACTCATAACTCTAACAGAGAGCTTTGATGGATCTAGAGTAGACTTTACTATGTCTGAAAGTGTACCTAGTGAAAGAGTTCTCATGGTTATTTTATCGGGGGTCCTCCAACATTGGGGAGACAGTTTTACAGTTAGTGGGACTACACTAACATTTTCTGAGGCTCCGAGTTCGGGAGAAAGTATTAAGATCTTAAAACTAGGTGATACTCTTAACCTTGCTACTCCATCTGAAGAGACAGTAGGCACAGCTCAATTATCTAAGACTGGTATCCAGGCTGGATATGTATTTAAAGTAAATGATGCTGGTAATGCCTGGGAGTTAGGCCAAGCATCTACTCCAGAAGTGTATGGGTTTCATAAAGATAGTGATGGTAAGTTGATCGTAACGACAACAAATCAAGGACAAGATAATATTACAAATACTACTTACGAAAACTTTGATGAATTTATTTATGCATCATCTGGTTTTAGTTGGTCCGTAAACAGTAGTGGAAATTTAATTGCAACAATATAAAAAAAGAGGTAAATAATAACCATGTCAAAAATTAAAGTTAATGAAATAGAAGCACAAACTGGAAGTACAATTACAATTCCTACTGGTCAAACATTTACAGTTACAGATGGAATTGCATCAACACAACTAACTGGTACTATTGCAGATGCAAGATTACCTACTGTACCAGTATCTAAAGGTGGTACTGGAGTAACTTCATTAGGCACAGCAGGACAAGCATTAAAAGTAAATTCTGGTGCAACTGGTTTAGAATTTGGTTCTATATCTAGTTCAACTTTTGCACAAGCACCTGTAATTACTACTTCTACAGCAAGTGGTTCTACAACAGGAAGTACTAAAGTTTGGAATGGATTATCAGTAGATATTACACCAACTTCAGCGTCAAATAAAGTTTTGATTTATGTTCAACAACAACAAAGATTTCATCAAGGTGGTGGTGGAAGTGGAGATGGTGGTGGTTTTCATAACTATCTTTATAGAGGAGATACTAATACAACAATAGGTGCTATGAATGCGGCTATTAGTGGTTTTGGTGGAACACAAAGTCAAATTTGGTATCAGTTGTATTGTTTTTGGAATAACAGTACATCACAAATTGAAACAGACTTAATGAGTTATATGTTTATAGACACACCTAATACAACTAATTTATGTAGATACTTTACTGCTGTTTCTAATCATGCTGGTAGTGAACACATTAGTTGGAAAATTGATGGTGGTACAAGTTTAATGTATGCAATAGAATTAAAATCATAAGGAGGAAACATGGCACAATACGATTATTTAAACGCATTAGATTTTTATAACGAAGGAAAGAATAATGTTTTTACTGCAACTTATGATGATAATGGCGTATTAACTAATTTAGATTGGGATGAAAATAATCCTAAAGCAAAACCTACTATGGAACAATTAGATAGTATAATTGCAAATGATTTACCAGCACAAGCACAAGCTAAAATAAATTTAAAAGCTAGTGCAAAAACTAAACTAATGAATGGAGAGGCATTAACCGAAGATGAGGCTAATGTTATGGTAGGATTATAATGGCAACAATAGATTTAGGTAGAATAAAATTTAAATGGCAAGGAGCATGGAGTTCTTCTACTTCCTATGTCGTAGATGATGTAGTAGAGAGTGGTGGTAATACTTATGTATGTATAGCTGCATCAACTAA